ACACTTGACCATGTACTCAATGTGCTGCTTTTTTTTTCGACTTTAGAAATAGAACTATACAACAGTTCCCTAGAATATTTGGCCAAGGAGATAACGGAGATAGTGAAGGAGATGACGCAGGAACAACCCCTGACGGCTTAGCCGCATACGGGTGGTTTCATATCATTGAATCACTAGCGGAACGTGACATAACAAAGTTTGACGCGGTAACAGAGCGTGGTGTATATGAGGTCTTCACCCACCTTACATATTTAGCCGACTATGTGTACACGCAAAAAATTGAAATGAGAAAAAGACAACGCTAATGAGTAGTTACAATTATAGCTATAACGTTCTTATCAATCGCCTTGAGGCATTCGCAGCCGGGCACTTTTTGATTAGACGCTTTACGCATGGTCAAATCGATATGAGCGACCAACTTCAGGACGATCAATATCCATTCATGCACGTTACGCCTGATACCATTGAGCCTGTGCAAGGTGCAATGAACTTTGGTTTCCATATCATGTTTGCGGACATACCACGCGACAAAGAATACAAGGCAGAATATCAGCGTGAGGTGATTAGCGATTGCATCCGATTAGGGCAGGACTTGATTGCTGAGGTCAAGAATGGACTTGAACTATTTGGGTTTGATGTTCAGTTACTTGAAACGCCCACGTTCGAGCCATTTATGGAGGAGCAAAAGAACACGGTTACGGGTGTTGCGTTTACTTTGAAGCTTTCGGTTCCTTGGGACTGGAGTGCTTGTGACATTCCCGCGATATGGAGTGTTGGCGGTGCAAGTGGTAGCGGCGGGACAGGAACCGGCTACGGCATCGAGCTGCAAACAAATGGTGTTGACAATGTTGTTCAGACCTTGCTTAATCTGCAGGCAGGCACAAACATCACAATAACCGACCAAGGCAACGGCACAGTCACAATCGATTCAACAGGTGGTGGTGGTGGTGGCAATGAGTACGTAAGTACAGAATACAATGCAAACCACGTAACGGCAACGGGCAACCCGTATTTAGTAGGCGATAGGGTATGGTATAACGGTAACGTTTACCAGTGCATAGCCAACAATGATGCAATTATACCAACTAACGCAACGTATTGGACACTTGTTGCACCCGGTAACCGGTTACGTCAAACGCCTGTAGATTGGAACGCAACGAGTGGCGACTTTCAGATATTAAACAAACCAACCATTCCTGCGGCACAGGTTAATTCAGATTGGAACGCTGTAAGTGGTGTTGCTGAAATTCTAAATAAACCCACCATTCCCGCTGCTCAAGTGAACTCGGACTGGAATGCTGTGAGTGGCGTTGCGGAAATCTTAAACAAGCCAACCATACCTACAACGCTTGACAGCTTAACAGATGTAAATGCACCTACACCATCCAACGGACAGGTGCTATCTTACAACGGAACGGAATGGGTTAATACTACACCTGCAACAGGTGGCACGGTTACATCGGTTGCACTTTCAATGCCCGCTCCTGCAAACCCCGCATTCAGTGTAGCAGGTTCGCCCGTTACAACATCAGGCACACTTGCTGTTTCAGCAAATGGTACAGTAGATCAATACATAGATGGCACAGGCGCACTCCGCACATTGCCTTCAACAGGTGGTGGTGGTGGTCAAATATTCTACTTCAATGGTAACACTTCGCAAGGTACAATTGCAGGTAATCCATACTTTCAATTAGGCACGGCAGCAGGTACGGGAGCAGCAGCAAACTTTACACGTGCAACAACGGGTGTGATTGCTCGATTCATTACTAATGTAGGCAGTCCTAACCATCTTATCATTCCTTCAGGTGTATGGACTATCGATGTGTACCTAAATGAAACAGGTGGCGGTTCAAACAACGCAGAAATACTAGCCAAGCTATATACATACAACGGCACAAGCTTCACCCTTATTGGTACTTCGCCCGTTGAGCAAATAACCAACGGCAACGTAATAGACTTGTACACGTTTGGGATTTCAGTACCTAATACGGTCACGGCTGCAACCGACCGCGTTCATATTGAATTCGATATCCAAAACACGAATGGTAAAACCGTCACACTTTACACAGAATCAAGCCGAATAGGTGAAGTGCATAGTACCTATGCAATCGGAATTAGTTCTTTGAATGGCTTAACTGAAAGCACACAAAACTTTGCAGTAGGCACGACAGGAACTGACTTTGCAATAAGTAGCACAGGAAGCACGCACACGTTTAACTTGCCGACTGCCAGTGCTGCAAATCGTGGTGCATTAAGTAGTGCGGATTGGTCAACATTCAATGGCAAACAAAACAGCATTGGACTTACTACCGTAGGTACTAACCTAGCAACGTTAACTAATCCAAGTGCTGTTCGCTTCTTACGCATCAATGCGGATAACACGGTGACCGCGAGAACGGCGGCTGAAATGGTAACTGATTTAGGAATCACATCCAGTTCAACATCCATTCTGTATCAATTCGCAAATGGTGATACGTTGGCTGCAGGTGCTACTCGATTCGGTTCTTTGTTTGGTGGCTCGGCTAACCATAACGCTTCGGACGCTGTGCGTAGAACACCAATGATAACGAACGGCACGCTAACTCGATTGTATGTAATGACTAGCACAGCGCAACCCGCCACAGGTTCACTTGTTTGCACGGTGCGAAAAAATAGCGTTGATCAAGCGTTAACGCTAACCATTGCGGCGGGTTCAGCAGCGGGTGTGTTCAGTGATTTAGTTAACTCAGTAAGCGTTGTAGTTGGTGACCAAATGGGTATGAAGTTCGTAAACAACGCAACAGGAACAAGTGCGGCTATATTAAACAACCAAGTATTATTAACGATATGACATACACTTTTGATGGTCAAAATTTTGTGGTGGATAACAACGGGAGCGTTGTGATATTCAAGTGCGGTGCTGACAATGTCGAGCCAACTGAAAACGAAGATGGCTCATTGACGTGGCCTACTATTAACGATGCTGCACAGGCTAATCGTAACCGAGTAAGCGAAGCACTAATTGACCCAATCAACGCAACAAGATTTGCTCAACTATTAATTGCAAATGCATCAACAGCATACACCATCTTCTTGACTGAGATACCATGAGCGATGCGTTTGAGGACATATTAAACGAGTATGCGGTTGCGGTTATAGAACGGGCGCAATCTAACCTACGTATCAAGCGTAGGGTGCGCGGAAAGACGGTTAATCGTGTTGCATCCGGGCGTTTGCTCAACTCGCTATACTATAACCTTAAGATACGCTACAACAAACCAACCATTGACTTTACTGTCAGCAATGATGCAGCGGGACAATATGCAGACGTGATTGAGTTTGGTAGAAAAGCAGGGGCAAAGATGCCACCTGTTAAACCTATTGAGGACTGGATACGCATCAAACGTTTAAAGCTTCGCAATCGACAAGGTGAATTTATTAAGTCAACAGAAAGCAACATAAAGAGCGCAGCATTTGCAATCGCTAAAAGCATAGGCAAGAATGGAATTGAAGGCATCAACTATTACAGCGAAGCAATAGACGATACATGGGACGAGTATAAAGACAGGCTAATGGATAGCTACATAAAAAGCATAGAGAACCGATTACTACTAAATAAAAGATAATGGCAATAACAATAGAAGACCAGCCATACAAGTGGGCCATACGTGGTCAAAAGCTAATGATCATTGCAATCAGTGACGAGATATCTAATCCGGGCTTTCGTTACGGTGTTGAAGTTACAATAGAAGGTAAGCTATATACCTTTTATGTATCGGCCGCTCCCGATGATAGGTTGTACTTTGACCTTTCGCCACTTGTTGATGATATGCGCAATGTGCTTGGTACTAATTCACACTATGCAACAGATGATACGGTTGATGATAACAGCAAGTTGGACATGAGCTTTACGCTTAGTGAAAACTGGATAGTGGATGGGGTGCTTACAGTCAATCTCGGCAGCGCTGTTGTAGGTGAAGCAATGATAGCAATCAATGGTTACTTTCAAGTAATAGATGGTTACAAACCAAACGTGCTCACAGGCTCGACAAAAGTTCAGCGGTCGCTCACATCCTTTACCGCGAGCCTACCAATGTCCGATAGGTTCGGGGGCATGCACGTTAACAAGTATCAAAGTTCATGGGGCTTTGGTAGTAGTAATAACATTATTTGGATTCCTGTATTTGAAAGTGATTATGGCTTGTTATCCATACCGGGCAATGACACGTACTTAACCAATAACGTAGTCGATACTTATCGAATCAGCATGTTTTCCGCAACAGGTGCTTCAGTGGTAGAAACACTATCATTAAACGGATATGACATTGAAGGTTTGCCAGTGTATCCTGCCAACCTTAACGACTTTACCACGTTAACTGTTAAGCCTTCGTTGTTTCCAAATTGGCGTTGTTACACAGTTGCTGTATTGAACGGCATAAACCAAAAAAGCAAAAGCTTTGTATTCTACAATGCGGGTGT